ATATCTTGTTGGTGATATAATTGATGCATGGAGGATACAACAGAACAGATGGCGTTGGAAGCAGAGTCATACTAACGTTGTTCGTCGTGTCCTAGGACATGCAAAACGTGGAACAAGAGTGGTTTATGTAGCAGGTAACCATGATGAGTTCCTAAGACCATTCATATCATATGGATTCTCTTTCGGTCTTATTGAAATACACAATCAAATAGAACATATTGGTGCTGATGGTAAGCACTATCTCGTTGTTCATGGTGACCTGTTCGATGGTATCACACGACTCGCTCCATGGCTAAGTTTCCTCGGTGACAGAGCATATGATATCATTCTTTCCCTCAATAGTAAATTTAACTGGACACGTCATAAGTTTGGATTTGGTTACTGGAGTCTCAGTCAATATCTCAAAGGTAGAGTAAAGAAAGCTGTTGACTTTATGTTCCAGTTTGAGAAGAATCTAGCTGGTTACTGTAAGAAAAGAGGGTTCGATGGTGTGATATGTGGTCACATTCACAAAGCAGAAATTAAAGAGATAGATAGTGTGATATACATGAACGATGGTGATTGGGTCGAGTCGTGTACTGCATTAGTCGAACATCACAATGGTAAATGGGAGATCATAACATGGACAAAGGAGACTGATAATGTTGCTGAGTGATAAAATTACAATAGTAGTACCCTGTAAGAATGAAGAAGAATACATTCCTCATCTATTGATGCATTTACGTGATCAAATAATAGGTAATACAAAAATTATCATTGCAGATTGTTCAACAGACAATACACGTGAGGTCATTCAAACAATGAAGGGTGATCTGAACGTTGAAGTCATTGATGGAGGACCTGTAAGTATTGCTAAGAACCGAGGTGCCAAACTAGTAACAACGCCATATATCCTTTTCATCGATGCAGATGTTCGTTTTTTTGACAATATGGTTATCCGTGAGTCGGTCCATGAGCTAGAAACAAACAACCTTGATCTTGTTGGTCTTTACATAAAATGCTACGACAACAACAGAACAGCACAGATCGGGTTTATGCTTTTCAATCTGGTGAACCATATTATGAGACACAAAGTACCGTTTGCCGTTGGTGCATTCATGCTTACACGTCGTGATAGGTTTGAGCAGTTTGGTGGATTTGCTGAGAAGTATGGAACGAGCGAAGACTTTTTCTTATCCAAGATGTACAATCCAAAGAAGTTTAAACTAGTCAAACATTACTTTGGACAGGACAGTAGAAGATTCCAGAAGATGGGATACTTCGGTATGGCATGGTATCTAATCAAGAACTTCTGGAACCGAGACAATGTTGAATATTGGAACAAGACAGACTATTCGAAGTATTGGAATTAGATGAAGACGATAGGAATATTCCTCCATCATCCTGAATGCTCACAGGATTGTGTTAATGGAATGACACAAGCACTACAGAGCAACTACCACATCCAGACCTTTGATGAGGGAGAATGTAATCCACAAACACTTGCAACTCTTGACCTCGTTGCCTTTCCTGGTGGAATAGGTGATGCTATGTCATATGATAAGTTCTTTCGAAGAAAGGCTCAGAATGCTGTTGCAGATTATGTCTCAGGTGGTGGACATTATCTGGGCATCTGCATGGGTGCTTACTGGGCTGGTAGTCATTTCTTTGATATCCTGGATGGTATTGAGCCTGTACAATACATTAAAAGACGTGATGCAGAGATCAGAAGACCATATTCAACAGTAGCAACTGTACAGTGGGAAGGTCGGTATGAGGATATGTTCTTCTATGATGGTTGTGCATTAATTGGTGATAACCGTCCTGAGCAAAATTTTAAAGTAATTAGCAGATATTACAATGGTGATCCAATGGCAATTATTCAGAATAATGTAGGATTAATTGGTTGTCATCCAGAGAGTCAATTATATTGGTATGAGAAGCCTAGACAATATATTAATAATTATTGGCACAATGGTCGCCACCACGATTTGTTATTACAGTTTACCAATCAATTAATTGGAGATTAATTATGATTAGAAGTGTTGATGATAAATTAATTATGGAATTACCATGGGATATGGTTGAATTAATTGTTCGTGATGCATTAAGAACAGATATCGAGATGCATTCGGGTGATTCTTGCGATCCCGATTTCCGAAAGGCTTTGATAACAGTCTATCAATACTATAGTGGACCTTGCGACGATGAATAACACTGTTGTCGGTCTTGCCATTATCCTGTACAATCTCACTTTAATAGTAGGAACCACATATGTTGTCATTGAATACAACTGGAGCATGTGGACATATCTGCTAACATTAACACTAATGTTGGGTTTGAAGACTACAAAGGATGAGAAAAATGAGTCTTGATGTTGAATTGATGGTAACCAAACCTACTTCTGTCTATAGTAGGAACATCACACATAACTTAGGTAAAATGGCTGGTGAAGTCAAATTATCTAATGGAATGACATTGTATAATGTGTTGTGGAGACCTGATGAGCAAGAAGGTTTGAAGTATGCCAAAGATATTTCCGAGCTATTGGACGAAGGATGGAACATTCTACTATCAGAACCTGAGCATTACAAACAATTCGATCCAGAGAATGGATGGGGATCATATGAAGGTCTTGTTGATTATGTTTACACATATCGTAATGCTTGTTGGGATAATCCTGATGCAGAAGTGAGAGTGAGCCGGTGAACGAACGAATCAGAACTCTTGCCGCACTGGCTACCACTGAACATACTTCTTATTATGATGGCAGAGGTAATGTGACAGAAACTGTTTTTGATAAGGAAATGTTTGCCAGATTGATTGTGAATGAATGCACTCAGGTGTTGTTTGATGAATCAGAAAGACTATTTGGATTGTATTCAGAAGAAACTGATATGCAACAAGCAGAAAGATATGAGTTGTGTTCAGAACATTGCACCGATAGCATAGAATTGATTGAAAAACATTTTGGAGTTGACAAGTGAACAGAATGATTAGACAATTGGAGCTAGAGTCGCGGATTGATGTCTATTCGTTTGGCAGAGATAGATTTGTATGGGAAACTACACTGCAAAGGTTTGCTAATTTGCTATTAGGTGAGGTTGGTAAAGTAATTGATCCGGCAGAACGTGAAAAAGTGAGAGAACATTTTAAGGATAAAGAATGAATATCGAAGAATTGAAAATGGTTATTGAGCTGGTCCGACAGATCTCTGGTGACGCATCTAATGTAGCATTATGGTACTTTGGCATGAAATTTGCTGAGACATTGATTGTATTGTTTGTCCTTATTGGGGCAATACTTTGGGTTGTTCGTCAAATAATCAAAGCAAACTTCTGTCAAGATGAGGAATTCATTAAAGAATGTCGTGATACATTGCGGATAGGGCATACTGGTAGCTTAATGCCTGGTGAACGCAAAGCAACACATAGATTCATTCGTGCTTTGATTGCTGAGAAAACAAAATGAAAACAATATTCTGTGACATGGACGGTGTCCTTAGCGATTTTGAGGCAGGATACAAAGAGATAACCGGACGAACACCGGCTGACCTGCGCGCTGATAGGGATCGGAAGTTGTACAGTATGTACTGGGATACATTCCTTGATGCAGAAGGGTTCGCTCGTCTGCCATGGCACAGAGCTGGTGGAATCGTGTTAGCAGACAGATTGCATAGGTTAGACCGTAAGCATTTCAATGTTTGTATCCTATCAAGCTCTGGTGGATTCCATAGACACAGAGAGGTAGCAGAGCAGAAGATGGCTTGGTTAAAGGACCATGATATTCACTGGCCAGTAGTGATTGTACCAGGAAGAAGATACAAAACAGGATTTGCTAGATCGGATAGTTTGCTGATTGATGATACTCTTGATGTGATTACTGACTTTGAGTATGCAGGTGGCAAAGCAATTCATCATAAGAGCTGGGAAAAGACATCAGAGAGACTTGATAGGTTTATTGACGATGATGAGTGGTTACCGTAAATGCTTGGCTGTATTGTTCCTCTTAGTCTTTCTGTGGACGGTGAGCAGTTCATCAGAGACTACAAACATATATGTAGAACGTACCCCAACCATTTCGACACATATACTGGTATCAATCTAAAGAAGCCACGACGTATATCAGATGAAGAGGGACTAACATATGGGTGTGGTTCGTTGTCTGACTATCCCGGACTAAAGGAGAGTGACTATGATACACCAACAAATCAGTTAAAGCATACGTATGTCTCCAATATCATACAAGCGATAGAGGATTACACAAGTGTATATCACGGTGCAAAGATAGGCAGAGCAAGGATAATGGTACTAAGAGGTAAGTCTTGTCTGACATGGCATGTAGACAAAGAAGATGCTAATAGGTTCCATATTCCTATCATAACGAATGATGGATGTATGTTTGTTCACGAGACACCAACAGGTAGAGTAGTCAGCCAGATGAGTGATGTAGGAAGACTATATTCGTTCAATAGTAGCATACCTCATACTGCTGTCAATGCATCGAGAGAGGATAGAGTACATCTAGTGTTATCGGGGTATTATGAGGATAAATGATCTATACTCTACACCGATTGCTGTTGTAGATGATGTATATGTTGATCCGTCTACTATTGCTCAAAGAGCTCAGAAGTTGGTAGAGCATAAGAATAGTAGACCATCTGATTGGTATTGTACAACGAATACCACAATACATTATGATAATAGAGTAGATAGAGACAATACAATCAAACCATTAGCAGATAGTGTACAGACACATCTTAACACATATAGTCAACAGATATGGAAAGAGGATTGTCAGATAATACATTGCTGGGCTAATGTATCAAAGTCTAATGACGGACAGGAACGTCATAATCATATTACCAGGTCAACAGTGCACATCTCTGCTGTATACTATCCACAGGTAGAAGATAGTAATCAGAGTGAGAAATTAATCTTTGCACCACCATTTGCCCTATACGATATCATTAGTACAGAGAGAGAAATGGTTAGAGTGAAGACAAATAGGTTAATAATATTTCCAGCATATTTGGAACATTATTTTGTCCCTATACATAGAAATATTAATAAGATATCTATAGCGTTCAATGCCATAGTTAAGTAATCACATAAC